AATAACGGCGGCAGTGTGTCGTCTTCTCCTGGGTATCAATCGTCTTTTTATATACAAACAGATATAGCATCTAGCCTTTTGATTAATTTTGATTGGACGGCAAGCTCGGAGTTATAATCATGCCAACATACACAAATGCCCAATACTTCTACAACTTTGGCACCACCACGATTTGCGGAATCATGGTTGATATTAACGGCATCACCTCATCTGTGCCCATTGACCCAGCCAACACAGACTACGCAAACATAATGGAGCTAGTTGCATCTGGCTCGTTGTCGATCCTCCCAGCCGAATAAAGGATAATCAGTCATGGTCACTGCTGATGAAGCAATCTCACTAAAAGAAGAAGCAGAGAATCTAGGTCTGCATGTTCAGATGTGCGCTATCCGATACAATCGTGTGATCTCTAGGTTAGATAGACAAGATCAATTACTTATCAGCATTCGTACTGGCGTATGGGGTGCAGTAGTAGCACTCTGTGGTATGGGTGGTGCTATATACACAACAGGCGCAACAGTGATTAGTCATCTAGCTGGCATTCGTTGAGATTTATAGAGTGATGCGTGTGTGCATCTTGTTTCTTATTTATAGTCACACACGCATCATTCTTATATATACATACATTTATATAAATAGTTTATTGCGAAGCAACTACTTGGCAGCCGGCGACGAAGGGGCCGGATACATCTTCGCTAATGATGCATATATACCATATATTTATGCTTGTGTCAAGCCCTAATTCATGGTATATATGCATAAATCGACAGGCTGAAACATTTCGTGATGAGGACGTAGTGCATTATGACCATCACTATTAGGCCGTTAGAAGAAGAAGACAGAAGCATGTTCATTGCTATGATTCAGGCAATGCATGGTGAGTCTAAGTACAAAGCTATACCATTTGAAGATGATAAGATCAATTGGTCTATTGATGCTGTGCTACAAAATGATGGCATGACGTGCTATGTCGCAGAAAAGGAAGGCTCTCTGCTAGGCTTTATTGCTATGCAGATTATGACGTACTACTTTAACCGTGGCACGTATGCAACCGATCAATCATTTTATGTCTATCCTTCATGGCGGATGACTTCTGTGCCTATGCGCCTTATTCGTGCAGCAGAATTGTGGGCAGAGATCAACCGTTGTGGCGCTATTGTCCTAGGTGTAACAGCACCAGAAAGCTTAGAGAAGGTAGAGAAGTTTTATACAAAGATCGGCTACCAGAAATGGGGCAGCATTGTAAGAAAGGAGTTTTAATATGTGTGGTGGTGGTGGCGGAGACAAAGGTCGAGCGGCAACCGACGCAGCAATGCGTGCAGAGGATGAGCGTAAGGCCGCAGCAGCCGCAGCAGCAGCAGAAGCAGCGCGTGTGCGCGACGCAGATACAGCATCAGCCGCAGCCGCAGCTGAGCGAGATGCATACAATAACAATCTAAACTTTGCAACTACTGCTGCGAAGTCACGGTTGATTAACTCACTCAAAGATCGTAACGTGTTTGCTGATCCATACATGGACAGGATCAATCAAGCAGTTGCCGATCAACAAGCATTGATACCAACCAATGACAAGAACATAGGTTCATACTTTGGTAAAGACTTTGTCGATAACGTACTCAATGGCATAACTGCAAGTGAGCGTGGAAAAGTCACTAAGCAGGTGAATTCTAAGTATTCACCAACCTTTGCTGACAACATGTTTAGCAATGATGCTAATGATTCATACATCAATAAGATTCTAGAAGGTCAGCGCACTGAGGCAACACAGAGCATTGATCGTGCAAGAGCGCGTGGCAATCTAGATGACATGGGCTACAGCCGTGCGCTGGGGCGCATTGGTGAGCTTTCATCTGCTGGATTCAATACAGCAAATAACCTTGCTGATGCAAGGATCCAAGGCTATCGTGGTTCTGTCAATGACATTATTAACAATGCAAAGTCTGCTGCTGGTGCGTATAACCTAGGTGATTCATTCAACATAGATGACTACGACACACAGATTGCAAACAAGCAGGCTGAGTTTGGTAAAAACCTAGAAGGTGATACCAACGCAGCACTGGCTGGTCAAACATTCTTTGACATTGGTGACATCTTGAACAAGGGTGGTATCGCACAAGGTGCAGTGAATCCATCTGTAACAGGCACACCTAACACTGGTGCGACTGGTGCTAATGGTGTGAACGTGAACCTGCTACAGCGTGGTGCTGGTCAGGGTAGTGTGTTCTAATGTATACAGTGCAACTTGAACCAATCACTGTAGACTTTGCTAGGGATGCTGACGCATTAGCACTCTTGTCTCGTGCTGCTATATGCAAAGCAATCCCAGAAGCAGATGCGATGCCTCCATACATGATTAAGTGGGATCAGTATCTCACTGTGCATGACACAATCCTGTCTGCCACCGCACGTGACTTTGACGATGACTCATTGCTAGGATTTATCATATACAATGTGTATGAGCATCCACACCATGCAGGTATGATTGTAGGCTTTTGCACTATCATCATGTCACACCCTGAGCATCGTGGTGAGGGCATAGGCAAAGCAATGTGTGCATTCATGGAACCGCATCTTAAAGCTGCCGGTGTAACCACAGTGCTGCATGGTCATCGTCTTATGTACAACACAAAGCCTATGTTTGAGTCACTAGGCTACTCACTTGTAGATCATATCTACGCGAAGGAGATTGCATAATGGCTATTACAGCAGCACTGATCGGTGCTACCGCTACAGCCGGTGCGGCTGGCATGGGCATGATGAACGCCAATGCAGCAAGCAAGAATGCTAAAGCATCTAACAACTTAGCGATGCAGCAGTTTTTAGAGCAGCGTCGCCTTGCTGGCGTGCAAGAAGAGATGGCACGCGCTGGTTCTGTAGACGCACGCGGTAACACCACATCATACGTTCCTGGCGTTGGTTGGGTCACTACTGCCACACCAATGACTAGGCAGTTGATTAACGCATCTGATACAGAAGAATTACGTCGTAATACTGTCGATGCTATGCGCAATCGTTTGCGTAACCAGAATACGTTTGAGCGCCAAGGCAGAGAAGGTCTGGCGGCAGATGCAGCACTTGCTTCTGGTAAGGAAGGCGCGCAGAGTCTTAATGACATTCGTGCGCTACTCACTGAACAGAACGTAGCACATGCAGTCAGTGGCGCTAACGATCTACGCAATCGCATTAGTCTAAACGCAATACGCCAAGGCACTGGTGGTGAGACTGCTGTAGCACAGCTAGGCAGGCAGGCGCTTATGGACACACGCAGTGCCATTGCTGATGCTAATGCTGCGGCTAATCCAGAGTTTCTATCAAGAAAGCAAGGGCGTGAAGCAGCCGCAACCAATCAGTACAACACCTTTGCCGCACGAGCTACAGCACCAGATGGTACTACCTTTGTGCCTTCCAATATTGATGAAGGAATCAATGAAGGACTCGCAAGCAAGGCTGCTATGGCACAACGAGGCTTGGCTCAGGCAGGCACTGTTAATGCGCCGCAGCTACGCTTCGCAGAAGATCGCACACCAGTTGCTCTTGCCAGTCTAGGCAGCTCACTTAGTGGGCTAGTGCAGACAGGTAATAAGTATTTGAGCAACAGAAGCGCGAATGCTCCTAACAATTTGAGCTTTGATACGCCTAACAGGTATGAAAATCCTAATATCTAACAGATACACGAGGTAATCATGGCAGATGAATTTACAGCAGAAGGCACACTGGCTAATGTGCTGAGTGGTGTGCAGAACCGCTCTAGGCTTACATCACCAGATCGTAAAGCATACGATCCATCTACGGCTGAGATTAGCATCCTTAACCAACTAAGCGGTCCTGGTGCTAGTCAGCTAGTAGGCTTCTTGGGTGGTGCGCGTGCTGATAGACAAGCAGCATCGGATCAATATGACACTAGCCTTGCCGCGGTGAATAACCGTGCGGCGATTCTAGCGCAACAAGATGATGCTACTAAACGTCGTGGACAGAATGTAAACCTTGCAGTTGCTGGTGCTCAGAATCCTAACGCATCCGCGGCATTTAATTTGATATATGAGCAGATCCGACCAGAAGCACGTGGTCTTATGAACCAGTTAGCAGTAAGCAATGGTCAATACCGTCAGGCTCAAGTAGAAGAGACACTAGCGCAGGCTGCAGAGCGTCGTGCTAATGCTGCTGATGGTGGTAGTGGTGGCGCGGCTGCCGCACGTAATGATCCTTTGAGCATTGCAAACCTTACGAGAGTGCAGACACAAGTACGCGCCGCAGAGAACGCCGCAGATCGAGCAACTGCACAAGAACTTACTCGTATATATGGCAGGCCGGTTAATCAGGTAGAGATCGCACGTGGCACATTCATTCCAGCAGGCGGTCAAGCACCACTAACTGCTGAACAACAGGCAGCAGCTTCTGCGCTTATTGCGCGCAACCGTGCCGCTGCTCGTGATGGTGTACTAGCTATCTATCCAGACGCAACACGTCAGCGTTTTGGCACACAGCCACAACCTGCACAGCAAGGTGCGACGCCTGCGGCACCAGCACCAGCGCAAGCACAAGCACCAGTGGTCCAACCCGCTGCACCTGCTGCGGCAGCACCAACTGTAGTAACACCAGAAGCACGTACTAGAGCGCAAGCACAAGCAACTGCTGCTGGTGGCACACTACAAGTTAACCCTGCTACTGGCGCAATGCGCATTAAGCTGCCAAATGGAACCTTCCAGCCTATAGGACAGTAACATGCCAGATGACGGCTTCGTAGATGTACCTGCTGATGGCTTTATAGATGTCCCGGCTCGTACAGTAGGTAGCACATTACTTGAGCGGTTAGGTAGGCAAGCAGTTGCACCTATCTTACGCTTTCCTACAGACACCTTACTAGGCATCTCAGGAGCATTAGGTAGCGACTGGGCTGCACGCAATGCACAGATGATTGGCAATCGCATTGACTCTGAGCTAGGCACTAGAGAGGTTAACGTATTCGATCCGAACAATACTGCTGGTGATTACTCAGAGTTTGCAGTGCGTAATGGCATCAGTGCATTAGTAGGCTTACCAGTGCGAGCTGCTACAGCAATCACTGGCTCAATTAAGCCTGGCATGCGTATTGTAGAAGCACTGACTCCTGTCACTCTACCACTAACGCGTGGTAACATTGTTGCTAATGCTGTAGGGTCTAACGCAGTCACTGCTGCTGTTCAGGGTCTAAATGAGTTAGACGAGAACGCACGTGGCCGTGTCGTAGCACCTAGTGATGGCTTTGTAGATGTAGCACCTGAACAGGCAACAACACCAGTGCCATTGGGTGATGGCTTTGTTGATGTGCCAACAGAGCAGCCTAGGTCTACATACGGCATGATCCGTGACAACATAGCACCAGTAATGCTAGGCGCTGCTGCACTACTCGGTGGTACGGGTGCTGCACGACAAGTCATGCGCAATCGTGCGGCTAATGCTGCTATGGATGGCAGCTATGTCGGACAGACACAGCGCGGTAATGATAACTATCAGCCTGGTGCTGCTGAGACTGTGGTGCAGCAGACTCTAGATGAGACTGCTAGTGCTCAAGCTGCAATGACTAGAGCAGCAGAGCGAGGACTAGTCACACCTGAGTTTGCACGTAATGCTAATGAAGGATTTAGCACTAACATTAGTCCTGCACCGACTATGGAGCGGGCAGAAGAGGTGCTGAACACTGGTAGGTTCCTTGATACAGGCATCACTACTATTGCACCACGTGAGTATGAGCTTAGCATTGCGAATCTAGGTGTAGAAGATCCAGCATTGTACAGGCTGTTCAATGATGCATCTGCGGCAGGTGATGAGTTAAACTCACGTACTGCTTTACTTAATGCAGGGCAGAGAATGCCTGGTCCATTGCAGCCAGGAGTAGCACCGACTGCTGCGCGGCGCTTCCTACGCTCTGAGGATGATGCAACACTACAGCAGCGGCTAGATGCAGGCTATGCTAACCCACGTGTTGCACAACTCATGGCTGAGCGTCAACAGATTCAAGCAGCACTGCGTGAGTTTGCTGTGCATGAGCGGCTATACTCACAGCAGACAGCAACTAAGTACGCTAATGCGCATCCTGAGTGGATTCATACACTAGATCCAGACAATAGCCCATTTACTAGACGTAATATGACTACTAACAGGACACCAGAGGAGCTTAGTGATCCTGTTATCTCTATGCATGAAGCTGTTCGTGATTACGTAGATGCTGCGTTAGTCAATCGCCAGCGTCGCGCGCTTATGGAAGCATCACAGGCTATTGCACGCACTACACCAGATGGTCTACAGACTGTAGGCATTGGTAAGTCTGCGCCTATCGCGCTAGCAAACGCAAATCAGTCACCTGGCACGACTATTATTCGTGTCAAAGACGGTGACATAGTGATGGGTGTAGAGGTTATTCCCGCAGTAGCACGTGGCTATCAGACTGTGCCTAGACTTGTGGCACCATTCCTGTCATCACTAAGTCGTGCGTTCTCTGGTGCTACTGTAGGTAAGGTCGCGGCACTAGTTGGTGCGGTGCAAGCATTTACGTCTGCTGCATTTGCTGGTTCCGCTATCATGGCATCACGGCCTAGAGGCACTAGTGCTGGCATACTCGATAGTGCATTACTAAGTGCTACTGGCAGAAACTTACCTATACCTGATCCTACATTCATATTGCAAAGCCTGTATACAGGACTTGCGGGTATAGGTGCAGAAGCATCACGTGCTATTGCGTCACAAGTGCTTCGTAGCATCATCTCTGATGGAGCACTGGTGCGCACGCTAGGCCCACGCACTTCTGCATTTATTGCTAAGAAGTTTGGTGACATCTACACAGCATCTAGTCTAGCACGAGCACGGCAGGGAGGGTTGTCTACTACAGGCATCAACTATAACCCTGCATATGAACAGAGCATAAAGTTTGCTAACAAAGCATTGACACCTGAGTACAGACTGCTGCTTCCTAAAGACCAAGCGGCACAAGGTCTAGCAGCAATCGAAGAGTTTGCACGCTTTCATGGTAGGCAACTAACACCTGCATTCTTAGGTAGAGCGTGGCAGTTGTTTGGCAACGTGCTAGACATCATAGCGTCTGCACCTAACGTAGCATTTGCTAATCAGAACCTTGGTAGGGCAGGGTTCACTGACCAAGCCGTGTACGGTATGGCACGCAGGCTTGCAGGTGATCCTGCGGCACGTGGTGCGAATCCAGGATTGCAGATGGCAACGTCTGCTATTCCATTCTCTAACACCACTATGCAAAGCATTCGTGCGCACGCTAGAGGATTCAGTGAGCATCCTCTACGGTATGCAAGCACGTATATTATGATTGGTGGTACTGTACCACTTGTCACTCTAGCATCTGCATTGCTTGCAGATGAGTATGAAGGGGGAGATAAGTACATCAACTACATGCTCAACATGTCTGCTAGAGACGTGTTGTCTGGTGCTATGTTCTTTATTCCAGGTGTAGCGCCTAACAATGGCATGCGTATTCCAGTAGATCCAATGTTTGCACCAGGCATTGCTGCTGCTACTGCGACAGTCACACAGTTTATGGGGATTGAGGATTACATAAAGAGCGGTCAGTTAAGTGCTGTCCGTGAGAACATCTACTCATTCCTCAATGATCGTAATGCACAACTTGCATCTACGAGTCTTACTATGTCACTTGATCCGACGGAAGCGTTGACTAACATTACTCAAGGGCTAGGTCTAGGCAATCAGCGCGAGGCACCGGGGGCACCAGGGTATGAGAAATCTAATACCTTTGGTGGTGTGCTTAGCGCAGACCTAGAGACACGCATTAAGGGATTGTTTGGTGCTGTGGGTAGCACGGTTGTGTCTGCACTAGAGCGTGCGACACAAGGCAATGGACTACCTAGTGGCATAGATTCTTATATGCAAGACCTACGCCGCAATCGCATTGCTGCGCCACTGCTACAACCAACTCGCATTGATCCACAGCGTGGTATGATTGGTGAATTGAACGTACCACTAGAGCAGCGGTTTATGGAAGTAGCACGTGACTTCTTACCAGATGTAACACGTCCTGGTACTATCGGTTCTGGTACTGGACTACGTGCTGCAATGACTGGCAGACAACCACCACCAGAGAGTGTAGTGCCAGTGCTTGCACAGATGTGGCAGTTGCATAATCGCGCTGACATGCGAGTGTATCGTGAGCAGAGAGCATCAGCACAGCAAGCTATCATAGATATTCGATCTTCTGTAGATCGCTTCCCTAATGAGATTGCTGTACGTGAAGCACAGAACAGGCAAGCAAGAATTGTTCGTGAGGCTAATGCTTACATGTACAATCAAATGATCGGCCTACAGAACAGACTAATCCGTTCTGAGGGCCGAGACATTGATCTAAAGCGTATTGATCCACAGCGCGGCATTGAACAGTTTGAGCGTACTACAGGTAGGTAATCACGAATCACGTAGACGGTCTAACAAGCTCTCATTCAACACTCGATTGAGTAGCTTGTTAGTGCCTCTATAGATTGTAGCATTACGTCCTTTAGTCTTAATCTCAAACTCTTGCAGCATCTCTAACTCATGCATGTTTGCTATTGTAAAGTTAAGCTCATCACGTGTTAGATAGGTGCGTGTCTTAAACACAAGCTGTGTCTTAGTCAGTCCTTGTGCGCCACCATCTATCAGCACGTCTTTGAGTTTATCAATGCCAGCAATCAATCTCTTGTTAGACTTTTGTATGCCAAAGATACCAGCAGCACGACGCTTACAGTCTGTAATAATCCTAATAGCATGCCCAATGTGGAAGGCATCAATAACATAGGAACGGTCGTTAACAGCCAGAATACCAGCAAGGCGTAGAATATGGTGATCCTCTCTAGCCTCAAACGATTGAATAAATGAATCATTCGATTCCAGAGAGCGTGATGCATACCAGTCCTTGAATTTTGTGAGCGCTGTTGCTGTGAGTGTGATGCCGCTAGTTGACCACTTGGTGACTTCTGTGCGAATGACTCCCAGCTGTGTGCTGAGTGTTCCGATTCTGAGCGCTTCATCAACGGATGACTCAGGCCAAGCGACAAGGCGCTTTGGTTTGTCCTCAATGATAAATAAGCACCGGCTAGTAAAGCCGCCTTCGATAACGTCTGGGTTGATAGCACGCACAAGCCAGCTTGGTGTTGATGCAGAGAGCATTGTGAAGTGCGCGTTACTGATTGTAGAAGTGCGTCCCTCACCCGATCTTCCGTAGGTAGTGGATCTAGGACAGTCGTACATATCCGTAAGGTATCCAGGCAAGGACATGCTGTGCCCTTCTTTTCCGAGCAGAGTAACAAGCTCTGAGACAACGATTCGGCAGTTAGCATCGTGACCTTCCTCATTTAGTTGTGCTAGGTTCATATTGATATTAGATACTGTATCTGATGCAGTCACTAGATGACAGTCATCAGCCAGTCCAGCACGATTGAATAGCTGTGATGCAAGCCGCACTGCTGTAGACTTGCGTGTTAGTCCTGCATCAGCGCACAGGACTAGGTAAGGATTAAGGAATACTGGTGCTTGTGGACGGTTGATTACCATCTTGCGTCCGACCAGTGATCCTAGTATCCATACTCCACACCAGAAGTCATAGCTTACTGGCGTCTCTAGCGCAGACATGTGCGCTAGATAGTTGTGCAGGAAGGTGCCAGACTTTATCGCATCTTTGTACATCTACAGTTTCAACTTCTTCATGTTGGACCACCGATGCACACCCTGCTCATCCGCGTAACTCACCTTGAAGTCTGATGGAATAATCAATGCATCACCTTTGATGATGAGTGGCTGCTCCATGTACTTCTTCATAATACTTGCTACTCGCTCTGCGTCATGTGCGTAACACATGGCCGTAAGTGAGTCATGGTTGTTGAATGGAATGCGTGCCGAACGCGGCCACTCTGAATCTTCCTGTGACCGCCACTGCACTTCACATACGTGGTCTCCCAACGTGGATTGCGGCTTAAAAGCAATAACCGAATCAAAAAGGGACTCGTCGATAGAAGAACCAAAGAATGGCATTGATCTGCCTTTACACGTCCAGAGAACGCGGGCCGTTTTGCATTCATGGATTACTTCATCCCACCATCTTGCGAGTTCTGGATTGGTGTTGTGGTATATGTTAAACGCATCTGTCGCTGCCGCAATAGACAGTCCTGTTGTCTGTGCCAATCTTGCTGGCTGCATTCTGTAATTAAGGCCATGGCGGCAGCGTTTAGCAATGGCCCTGAGCGTGAGTGATCCGTCATCGTTGTAGTCATGCTTAGGCACGCTGTCGTATGGCACGTTGTACATTTCAGAGGCCAGCGCAATGTGTGCGTCGTAACTTCCTGGGTTGAGTCTAGCACGTTCGAATTGCTCCTTCCATTTGGCAATGTTAGCTTCGTATGCTACGATGCGTGCCTCTGCTTGTGCGCCATCGAAGTATACATAGACATATTTAGGATCAGCAATGAACATACCACGCAACATTTCAGGCTGATTCTGTAGGTTCATGCCTGAGTCCCACAATGTGCTGCTACTAGACAACCTGCCTGGCACAAACTGTGTACCAAATTGCTTGTAGTCAGAGCGCATTCTGCCGTCTTCATCAGTGCGTGACGTGATGTACGTAGAGTACAGCTTGTGCTGCTCTTTGTATGTGTTTAGTGTGATGAGCATGTCCTTGGCAGCAGGCGGTGTGCGTGATGATGCAATCATAACATTACGATTAGCCTCATCAGTGGATACAGTCTTACCATGCAGCTTGAGTTTACGGTATAGCAGCTCACCTAACTGCTTTGGTGAGTTAGGATTGACATCATAATCCTCGTCATCGACTGCGATCTTGGCCTGTGCTTTGAATTTAGCAAGCAAGTCTTCGATCTGCGCGCTGTATTGTGCCTCTAGTGCAGCCTTCATCTGTAGGTCTACACGATTACCTAACACAGTAGCAGCAACAAGGTGTGGCTGTAGCTTCATCACATGATTGAAGAACAGTTTACCCATGCCACGGTGATGTAGCTCAGGCTCAATGCGACGTGCTACTTCCCATGTGATGCAGCAGTCCTTGACATTGTACTCCCAATACTCATTGATGTTGCCGCCCTCCTTCCATGCACTCTTCTCATCCTTGTAGTAAGGATGCGTTGTGTACTGTGCAGTGAGGAAGCCTAGATTATGCGGCCATGTAGGGAACAGTGCATGGTGTGCTAGTAGAGTGTCTATGAACAAAGGCTTGGTCTTGATTCTGTCCTTGTACCATAGCCATGCACAGTCGAATGCACCATTCTGTGCAATCAGTTTGACATCATTGTGCCTGAGCACACGCTGCACTGCTCTACGTACCGCAATCTCCTCAGACAGTGTGTATCTGTTGTCTGCAAGACTGCGGTAGTTAATACACATACCAGTGTGTGCGTTGTTAGCAAAGCCTATGCATGCAGTCTCGCCCTCACGGCCCTCACCCTTAGTCTCGATGTCGAATGATACAGGCATCTTTTCTTGTATCATCTTGTCACACCACTCAATCGCTTCCTTAGGTGAAGGATTGATTATCGGACTAATGACATGAGGACGCCACACTCCGCGGATGCATTGATCCAGCTTTGCCATGTCGAGTGAGAAGATTGGTGACAGGTTTGGCTTGCGTAACAGATTGGCAGGGTTATAAGCAATGACAAAGAATCTTCCCTCGTGAGGTATGACAGATCCTCTCCACTTCTCGATGCCAGTGTGACCTGTGAGTGCTTCGAGAGCGGTGCCACCGAGTAGCACGATGTACTTTGCATTAGGTAACTGTGATAATTCCCATTCAAGTATGCCCTTCCAATGAGACAGCTCAGCTGTGGCAATGCCTTTCTTGTCATTGCCTTCTTCCAAGATCAATTGACGCTTGCATACATTAGTTATGTAGCAGTGTTGTCTGCGCATACCATGCTTAGACAACACTTCCCACAAGAACTTGCCAGAGCCACCAACTAGAGGAAGTTTCATCTCCCTCTCACGGTTGCCTGGTGCCTCACTAATGATTACAACTTGACTGTTGATGTCACCATCTGCGAGGCAGTCCCACTCCATGCCTGCCAGCTTGATCTTGTTCTTAAGCTCAGTGTTCAGTGCGCTGACAGATGCATAAGTCACTTAATCGGTGCTCCTTGTGTGAGCTTGCTTGGCTTCCTTGGTGCATTACCTAAACCAAGCATTGTGCGGCCACGCTTAGTGACTGCATCCTTAGAGCGGTTCAAGTGCTTACCCATGTCTTCGCGGGTCATACTCTGCCAGTTGTCACAAAGATACTTATCTTCTGATGGCATCCACATTCTAGCCAGAGTCATGCCTGCTTGTCCTTATACCTATCAAGCCACGGTGTTACGATCATGTCTACATTCTCAAACAGTGTGTTGAGCGACGCATCGTTGTTGAGTTTGATAGTCATCACACCTGGCAGGTCGATGTAGTTGCGACTGTCAGCAGAGAATGATTTACCTGGACGATGTAGCTTGATTAGTAGCACATCATCCTTGTGGAAGTGTTGGAAGAATGGTTCTACCTCAGTAGCAAAGCCTGAGTCACTACACACAAAGACTGTGGAGATAGACTTCTTCACACGCCGTAGTGCTAGATGACCAAAGATCTGGTTACTAAAGAACACTTTAGCCCACTGCTCAGAGAAGCTAATCTGCACTTCACGGAAGGTCTTACCAAAGAACATCTTTGATGGCTCGTCCTTCTTCTTCTCTGCATCAGCGTACTCTGCTTCTGTCAGTGCGAACATAGCACGAATGCCATCCTTGATGGGCTGGCTGTACCTGAACCAATGCACAGTAGTGCGCTTGTACATGTGCCGTGCGCATTCGTCCTTGCCTGATCCTGGTGGACCATTGAATAGAATAAGTGAATGCGTCATTGTCAAGCCTCCGTAAGGTTGCTGACTACTTCATCAAATGACTGCTCTACGCATAGATACCAGTCAGGTGATAGGTAAACTACACAACCTTGTGGTGAGTCACGTATGCAAACGATCTTATCAATGCTTACGTAAACAAGTTCACCATTGCTGGCTAAGGTGAATCTAATCATCACATTGGTTCCTTCTGCATTACAGACCGTGATAGTGAGTCTTTGTCATAGATGATCTTGACAGACTGACGGGCACGTGTGACGGCTGTGTATAGGTTACGACGGTTAAGCATTCGGTACAGACTGCGACCTATGACATAGATCACATTCTCAAACTCACTGCCCTGTGCCTTGTGAGTTGTGACTGCATATGCTAATGCAATGTCACGCTGTGGATAATTGACATACACCTTGTTCTCCATGACGTTCTGCATCATAGATGGTATGACTACTTGACGCTCACCAAAGTCAATGGTGATTTCTTCACTCTCGAAGTTAATGTCACTGATGATGCCGCTCTCACCATTGAACGCACCTGTAGTGCCATCATTGCCAATGACATCGTACATGTTGCGAGTGATGATTACCTTCTCACCAATACCTACTTCGATGGGATCATCACCCTTACCTGTAGTCTTGTTTTTCCATCGCATAGGCTTGTACATGTGCCGATCTTTGTCGGCCCAAAAGAATGTTTGCAGTGCTGCATTCAGTTTATGCACACCTACCCAGCTAATGTTGCCAGGAGTAATGATCTGATTGCTGAGTTTAGTGAAGTCAGCATCCTGCACGTGCTCTAGTAGTGCGCTGATAATGTCATTAGCAGGCACTAGACGGAATGTGTCTTTGTTCTGTGGCATCAGGCCGTCAAGAATGCGCTTAGCATTCATGAATACATGACTGCCTTCTTGTGTGCGATGCACAGTCTTTAGATAAATGCCATCAAACTTGTCTAGGATCATGTTGAACGCAGTAGGCAGTGCCTTGTTGCGCTCGTTAGTCTCAATAGGAGGCAACTGTTGGTTGTCACCGAACACTAGCAGACGTGATCCATGCTTCATTGCATTAACTAAATCGCTGTGTAGATCACGATGCACCATCGCATACTCATCGACAATGATTACATCTAGGTCTAGTGGATTTTCTTTGGTACGCCTAGGGAACGTGTCACCATATGGCTTACCAGTCTTTGGATCCTCTTCGCTAGGTGAAGTAAACTCTAGCAGTAAGTGAATAGTGCTTGCTGGTAGGTCAGTTGCTTCACGAATGCGCTTAGCAGCCTTACCAGTCGGCGCGGCAACACGCACTGAATAGCCTGCCTCGACTAGCTTCTCATATGCAAAGCGAATGATCGTAGTCTTACCTGAACCTGCTGGCCCAGTAACACCTACGCATCGCTTAGTAGTATCGAGACAGCGATTGATTGCCTCAACCTGCTTCTCATCTAACTGAGATATGTCAATGATCTTCATTTAGGGGCTAATGTCCTTGTCTTCGCCTGTACGTACTAGATGCAGCTGCTTTACACAATGCAAAGTGAACCATCTAATCAACGCACTTGGTAACATGTTCAATGCTTCTGCTTCTTCTTCGATCAGGTCTAGATCATCGAAGTGAAAGCGTACTGATTTAGCACCACTCTTGTGATGATAACCTTGAAGTCCTCTACCGCGTGGAGCCTTCTCAGGCACCGGCACGAGTATCTTCATAACTGCCATGTATGCCCTCTGATTATTGTAGCACATCACTGGACCTAAAAAAGGCCCATGCCGGGGGATCGACATGGGCCTTTCTAGGAGGGTAGCGTGGCACCTACTGCCACTGCTGGAACGGTGTCCCGGTAACCGGGCCAGAGCGTACTACCCTATGGGCTTAGGCCGCTGGGGCAGCGTCCACAGCCTTTTTGGTGCGTGGCTTGCCAGCTTTTAGCTCAAACTTGAGCACCTTTGGCATCTCGCCGTCACCAGCTTCATCGAACGCGAACGAAAGGATTTCGTTACGGTTTAGCGTAACACCCTTGATGAGTGAGCGCACGGCCCCAGCATCACAGCTTGCGTCTAGCACTACATAAGCAACCTTGGGGGCAGTGTCAAGAGCAACTGCATCAGCGTTTGGGGCCTTGGCCATGGGTAGAATCCTTGTCATGTTCGGCGTCGTTGCCGTAGGTGGAATATAGGGGGTAGCCGGTAGTTCTGTCAATACAGAATCGACCGGCTTAGTGGTTTTCTTTGATTTAGACCGGGCGGACACGGGATGCCTTGGCGCGAACCTGGCCCTGGTATTCCTCATGCTCAACCGTGATGAGCACGTCCTGCCCGATGAAGTCAGACAGCTCAATCTTCGAGCCACCATCTGGGGTGCGGCGAATGGGCACGCCATAGTCAGCGCACATCTGCTTTACCATATACAGGTACTTAGGTGCATTCTCCATCACACGGTAGGTGATGAGTGACACGCCCTCTGGATCGCCATCAGCGAAATCTACAGGATACTGGTCAGGAGTAATGCGATGAGTAAACACACCCATACGATTACCGCTGTTCTTAGACTTCTGACCAACTGCTGTGATGACGGAACCACGATACTCACCTACAGGCAGAGGGCTAGGGGGTTTAGCATCGTTAATGTCAGTGCTAAACTCAAACACGCTAGGCATATTTTCATCAGTCATTTAGGCATTCCTGTCTCTTGTTGCAACAAAATGGTTGTAGGCTAGTACGCACACCATGTCAACCACTACATGTGGTATGCGATCTGGTGGACCAGACACTACGGGTTGAATGGCCGTGCTGTGTCCTGGTCAATCTGTGTCTCACCGAACAGCTTGTTAAGCATGGCGGTGCATTCGTACACTTTGATGTGTCCATCTACTACACGCATCATCACACCATAATCAGCTTCACGGTATGTAGGTGCTGCTAGTTCGTACGCTAGTGCAAACTGAGTACGTGCTTTGTGAAGCAACTCAATGCCTTGCTGAATGTGTGCATTGGCATTGTCAAATACATCATCACACAGGGAGGTTGACTTTGTTGTATCCGGCGTCTTTCCACGATTTGTAGTAGTCTTCGATACCATGACCTGTTCCTTTCTGTTGATCGTAGGTCCACTTGAACCTACTTTGTCCATCAGGAGTGATGAACATTCTAGTGCGCATTGGTTTATGCAAACCATGATTACGAACGTAAACTAAACGCTCACGTCCTGTATCTTCTACGCGCCATATCTCACTGATGCGTGGTGGTATTGCATCAGCAGCACCACCTTTAAGTGACATAGTGATGGACTCAATCTCTTGCTTGCTGTCGTATGTCTCCATGTCATGTGCAATAATGATGAAGTGACAGCCATTAGATCGACTTACCATCTCTACCATGAGCAAGAAGTCAACAGTCAATGCAGTACGAGTGCCATACGCACGTAGCCCTGGCGACTCGATAGATGACTTGAATGAGTTATTGCTACTGTCTTTGTGCTCAATAGCATAACGCATTGCAAGTTGTGTGAAGCTAGTCACACTGTCGATGATAACAGTGTCAATCTTATCCTGCTTGAATAGATCAAGTAAGTCACGCTCGATGCTGCCACCTTGTTTGAAGTCTGCCATCTTCTTTGTGTTGTATGTAGAGAAGTCAGCAACAAGAATGTCATCACGCTTAGGCAGTGATGCAGTGCCATTAGGATCGAACAGTAGCCATAGCTTTTTGCCTGGTGCAGTAGATGCTAGGACTGTCTTGCCACATGCAGGCTTGCCCCATAGCAGCATAGTCAACTGTTCTGTCTTAGCAGACTGCGACTGTACCTCAATTGCACCTAGCCTCATCGCTCACGATACACCCATAGCGCTTCACCAATCTTCTTACAACGATAAATGCGCTCGCTGTATAGATTGACTGGTTTAAGAAAGTTACTCACCCTGATCTTGTCTGCGGAGTTAGGGATTACGTATCCCTCACCAGGCTTTAGCACGCTTAGGCGGCTAATGATGTCATCAGCCTCACTTGTCTTAGAGTATTTGCGTACAAACGTAGGCACCATCTGTGGCATAAGCAAGTCATCAGACATGTTTAATCTCCTGTTGCCTGTTCATGCAGCGGACTCCACTCGTCCGATGGCATGTCATTGTATATGAGCTTGCGATCTTCTGGATCACTAGCGCATAGTGGAATGAAACTGCATGGTCTAAAATAACGATTGCAGCTGTGTGTATATTTAGGTGCAGACATAGGATCATCTATGTATGTGTCATGCAGGTCAATAGTGTGCAGCACCCACTTGAGCCACTGATCCTTCATAAACTGTGGCCGTATGGTAGGCACGTATGCTATGCCATCAGTGATGGATCTAGGCAACGGCAGCGTTAGGCCAATGACTAAGCCGCGGTCTACTATTGTATTAGCAAACACACCAGCCGCCACGTTGTAACCAGTTACCTGATGTGACATGTGGTATGACTCACGCCATGCACGGTCTAGCCTGCCACTAGTCTTGTTCTCTTGTGCAACTAGATCACCATTACGTTCTACATGCAATCCGTCGATGCGACCTACTAGCCGGAAGGTCTTGTCATAAACACTCTCAGCATCATAGACGTGGATGACTACATCAAACCCAATCTCGATGCCTACATCGCTGTTGCAATCGTTTGCATTGCGTATCCAAACTGGGTATCTAGCATTATCCCAACGATCCACGTAGTATGCAAGCGATGACTCCATGTTTAGATAAGTGCGTTTCTTGTCATCTGGATCTTCTACATAGTTACCAGTAGCAAGACACTCTAATGCCATGTTGCGTTGCTGCGAACGTGTGTCACCACCACCCTTGGCAGATGCAAGCATGGTATCCCAGCGTGCTTTGCTAAACAACTTGTTGCCTGCTACATGCATGTGATCCATCATGCCTTGTGCATAGCCTAGTTGGTATAAGCGCACAGCACTAAAGCATTCATGCATTAGCTTGCCTGCTTCTAGAGCCATAGCACGACCACCACTATGCATGGTCTTGTGCTTTGTATAACGCACAATGCCCCACATAGGGCATGTGTTAATAGCACTGAGCTTAGTGAAGTCAAATGAAGGTAGATGTGCATCTTCCTTAGTAGCTAGTCGCATAGATACTTTCATTCGTCATGCTCACCAGTGATGCTAGGATCGCTGCCTACAGCAATACCTAGTTCCTTAGCACGACGCATCACAGGCTTCATGTGCTCAAGCACAGTCTGCTGTGATCCGATCAAGTCAGCAATCTCATTCATCTGCATGACTACTTCACCGAATGTCTTGCGGAATGCTTGCATCTGCTCGTTCATCTCTTCCATGATAGCAATGAAGCGTGGATCGTTGACACGCTCAATGCCTTGCAGCCTGATGTCTGCAATCTTACTACGTAGAAGGGCCATCGTCTATCTCCATCAATAACTTCATGCCATGAAGTTTGATTATGTTCTTCTCAAGCACGTCAATCTTAGTATCGACAGCAGCAATGGCCTTGTCAATAAGATTACACAGACGCTCTATCTGATCTAGTGTCTTCTGATCTTTAGCCTTCTTACGAATGCCGACCAGTTCTTGATACCGCTGCACAGGTGCTAGTCTGCGCTCACGTATGCCATTGAGTAACTCATCCTGTTCTTTGACAGTCATCTCAATGAACAGCTTACGATGTATTGGTGTGTCCATTGTCACCTACGCAATGATTTAACTAAAGCATCCACACGCTCTTGTGCTTGTGCTTCTGTATCAGCCTCACCGGCTTGACGGTATGGGTCCATCGGCATCTCCACCATGTAAGTCCACTTGTTCACATGCTTGACAAACTTAATCTCTGTCTTGATCTTACCGTATTTACGTATAATAACTTTGGGTGGTAGCGTCAGGATAGTAGCAGTCACACTGCATTGCCTCCGTTCTCTTGATGATTGACATCATATCACTTTACTGTCCGTAAGTCAACTTTCGTAGGTGTGTCGGTTGCGTCATAGCACACGAGGTATCGTAGCTTTGTACTAAGTAATGCTGAGGTACATTCAGTACATGGGTAGGAGCACGATGCGGTGCCATTACGTCTATACCTCGCCACGTAAATAGTTCCATCGAGTAAGGATTTAGGTGTGGATGCAATGAGACAGTTGATTTCTGCGTGGACATGTGTAGTCAGTGGCCTCCATCGCTTCTGTACATAGTGATCCCCTACTATGTTTGTCTTACGTATAGCACGCTCGCATCCTGGTGCTATGATGACTGCGGCCATCTTGTGTTGTGGCACTAATGAACCAGAAGCTAGTCCGAATGTGTGACGCAGCCATGTGAAGTCATCCACATCTAGTGGCAACTTCTCTTGCCTATCCATCACATGATTCATGCTTCTGTATTCTACGCCCACGGCATCAGTCCTTTAGCAACGGATGGTTATACTTAAGCAATACATTACGTAGATCAGGTGGTGTCCAGCCTTCTGGCTTTAGGATCTTGCCGTCCTCACGCCGTGTCACTGTGCCATCTGCATTGATCTTAGCAAAGTTAGAACGCATCACTTCGTTCCATAGATCTTGCATAGGCAATGCAAACGATTGTCCTAGTCCAATAGTCACAACAAGAATGTCGATGACTGCATCAGCCACCCCTACAATATCCTGTTGCGTAATTGCTTCACGTAACTCAGCACGTTCTTCGTCGATAAGCGTAAGATACATGCCTGCTTGATCTGCATTAGGCGTTAGCTGTGTCTGACCACATGCGATCATAAACTTCTTCTGGTCATCAAATACTGTCATAGTCATAGTTCATTCACGATGTAGATGATTGCAGGAATGTAGTTGATTGTGCCCCTGCGATCATTAAGATCAGCAAGAAGGCGTTGTGTGTTGTCACTAATACCTGCCCAATTTAGCACGTCACTGCTTAGGTATTCTTCTTCATCCAAGTATGCGAGAGAACGTGTGGATAGCTTCATGATCCTTTTGCCAGTCTCATCATCCACATGCTCAACTAGTTGTGAGCCATACTTCTCTACATACATTTCTTCTAACACACCGAGACAGCAATTAGCCTTGGCACCAATGGAGCCAGGCTTATTACTCTCACCGATTAGGTTATGCTTGCAATGGATATACTTACCACGTGCAAGTCGGTTCAACCATTCATCTTTGATTACGGGGTCCATCTTTGTTTCCATGATGTATTTCCTTTTATATAAACCGTCCGCTGGCCTGCATTAGCCACAGCAGTCGGGGGATTATACTGGCACAGGAAAAGGGGATAACCTTGCAGGCGTAATCTGTATTACAGGTTGGCTTCGATCCAATCTGCAATTTCTAAGAATGACGCAGGTGGTCTATCTGATTCAGGATCACCATCATTCATACCTGCTAGTGTAGCAGAGAGTATGTAAAGATCGCCTGTGCTTTCTGCAAGCCCTAGCTTGATCTCTACTTGCGGGTCCATCATACGATACTCAGCTAGTATATCAGTGTATTGATGCTCGCCAGCGACATCGCATAGCACACCAAGACAACAGTATCCTTTTTCTGAGCGTAGGAATGCCTTGTCTTGTGGATACTCACCACTACGTAATGCAGCGATCCACTTTGCTTTAAGCTCTTGTTCCATTGGCATGTGACTACCTCCGCAACGTGGCTGATGGACGCTTCTGCACAGTTGGCTCGTGCCTAGCGAGGTCAATGATTGTGGCAATGACATCAGCCTTGATGCCATGGTCAAGCATTGCCTTGGTGACAGACGTAGCATTGAGAGGCTGTGAATACAAGATGTTCTTGCATACAGCAGTCACAAGGCTGGATGTATGCACAACGTGATCGCCTAGATCATCAGGCAAGCGTGCCATGATTGCTTCTTTGGCAATCTTGTAGCGCTTAGTCGCGGCTGTGTTGACAGCAGATGCAATAGCAAACTCCTGCCATACACGGTCAGCCTCGCTATTGGAACGAGGCATGTCTTCTGGAGTGCTATTGACTCGCTCAATCATAAGATTGATATGGTCAGTGGCTTGTCCGCTCATGGTATTGTCCTTTGTGTATTAGAAGATTGTCGTGTCGTCGCTGGGTGCAGTAAGCAAAGCAGGCAGACGGCTGAGGCCATACTGCTGGCGGTAGCGCTCACCCCACACGGCAACTACCTCAAGCAGTTGAGCACCTTGTGCAGTAGCACTTTCCCAACGGTAGTGATGCACCTTCCATGAAGGTTCGATGCCATCAAGAATAAACCTGATTTCTGGTGTAGATACGTGATCGTCACCACCATCCATAAGGATACGGTCTAGCCGTGCCTTAGCCTCGACAATGTATGCACGAAGCGAGTGCTCGAAACGGAGCGTATCGGTAGGCGTCATGTCAGTCATCCTTTATAATGAATACATCGAGTTTCTCAGGTGACTCTATGACACGCTCGATGCGGCCATTGTCATAGAGTATGAGGTAAGTGTGATGCAATAGGTCAGGTGTACCATGCAACCACACAAGCCAGGCACCACCACTGCGCTTTAGATAAAGCAATGATGTGCGAGTGATTGGTAAGCGATGCAATCAGTGTCATCCCTGTTCTGATTGTGTAAGCATTATAACACAATGCTATGCTTGTGTCAAATTACTCAGCAATGCCACATGCTTTGTCCCATTTATCACGGTCAAAGTGCAGCATGTTCACTGAGATTGCATTGCCTATAGCATTGCACATCTGCAACCACTGCGCGTGTTTGTTGGCATCCCAATTAGGCAATGGTTTTTCTTTAAGCAATGCCTCCGCTATAATGCGTGCATGTTTGCGCTGGAATGATGCTCTAGTCACATGACTATCCTCTTTGTATAATGCACCTAGCCCTAGACCTATCTAGACTAGCGTGATTGTATATAGCAGCACGCACAATGCACGCTTGTCTATCATGTGTGCACCATGGCGGTGTGTCTGCCCATGGTGCAGTGATTAACATACAAAAGATTAGCATGTTACAGGTGCGTGCTCATGGCTTCACCCCCGGCGGGATAGGCGAGGCAGCCAGTATGTTTTCCCAGTCTAGCGAGCAGATGTAACCATTCTGCTCGCTAAAGCCGTCTAGCATTTCCTCCGTCGGCTCAACCGGCACCACAGCCCACCCTGCCTTGCGGATTGCGGCAATGGCGGCGTCTGCTTTGGCAAAGCACCCCACGCACGACTTTTGGTGGTGGCAGATGATAATGCCGTCGCACAGCACCTCTTTTGCCAGCCGCTCCAGCAACTCAGCTTTGTCTTTTGCTGGTTCGGTCATATGTCAAAGTCCTCTGCATCAAAACCCATATCGTTCAACTGTTCTTCTGCAAATTCAGCGAATGCATCTTCTGGTGTCGTGCCACCCTCGTAGGCATCAGCAAAGTTCCAATCTGGAAAGTCCAATAGGCTTAGACCTAGTTTCTTAATGCACAGTTTATCCATAGTGTTAAACCATGCAGTAAAGAGCGCATCGTGTGGTTCTTTCCAACCATGTTCACGAGCTTGTTCTATTGTCATTGCACGCATTGTCTTGTTCCCTTGTTGTGTTGTGTAGATGTTTACTTGATGCCGTAAAGCATTCTAATACTGTAAGTGTCTGCAAGCCATTGCCTGCACTCACTCGCTGATCTAAATGCTTGAAGTGTGGTGCCATTGTATTGAATAAGCCACCAATCAAATGCATCAAGCACTAGTTTAATTCTTTGTCTCATATGATTGAGCACCTTGCTGCCACTAATGTATTACACAAAGCACACCCCAATAGTGTGAATGTGTCATGCTGTAGGCCGCAGTTAGCCTAGCATTTTCATGTTGCTTTGCTGTGTTCTAGGTGGATGGTGCTTTGCCATCCTCACCGTCAAACCATTCAGCACTATAGCGAACGCTTTGCGGCTCAATGCCATGCTGCAATGCGTATTGTTTTATTGCTGCTGCCATGCTGGCATATGCAACAGTCTTATGCGTTGCTGATATGTAGCACTGTGCTTGTGCCATGCTGCCATCATTAAGCGATACGTCCATGATTAGGTGCAGATTGTGCTTTAGATAACGCTGCTTTAAACTCATTGGCTTTTCCCTTTGCTGATTATGTAATGAATATAGCATATAAATAGTGTTATGTCAAATTTGCATAGGTGCGTTGCGCTTATTGCATTGCTTATGGACATGAAAAAACCCCGCTCAAATGAATGAGCGGGGCGACGCAGGAGCGACGTTAATTGTGTGCTAGGCGCGCATTGCACTAGTGCTAACGCATTGCATCACACTTCCACGCTATCCCAACCATGCGGCACGCTATACTTGCGCGCAATGGTGACATGCGTTGCAATGCCTAACACGTCCATCATGTCTAACACATTTGCTTTATGCAAAGCATCTGCATTGGGATTAAGCGCAAGCCATTCACGCAATGCCTGAATGGCTGCAATGGTGGCGTCATGGGATATTGTCATGTTAGTCATTGGTCTAATCCTTCTGTTGTTTTTGCTTTATCTAAAGCAAATTTGTTTACGGATTATGCCGCATTGCATCATGCAGCACTGCTTCCGCTGCAATGAGTGCAAGCGCGCATTTGCGCAACGCATCTTGCGTGGCGCTGCTATCTAGCAGCAATTTGCGCTGATATTCTTTTATTGCATCATACAAGATGCGCGCATCGGTTGCGTTAAGCATGGTTCTATTCCCTTTGTCCAATACCCTTGCACCATTGCTAGGCATTGAAGGAATAGCATGGACAATGCCACGCTATTCCCTGAATGACTAGGCTGCAACGCTATCCGCATCGGGCTGCAATGCTTGCAGCTTCTGCACGATACCGGCAAGCACTGCCAAGTTACTAGGTGAAGCCGCAGCATACGCTTCAATGATGCTTTCGAACGTATCGAACGCTTCACCTGATACGTTATAGTCCGCTGCGGCCATCATGCTGGATACAAGCGGCAACGCTTCAACTAGCGTGGCAGCGTTCGCGCCATTGGAAGTCTCAGTTTGCGACGCGTCGCGCTTTGTTTTTGGGCGCGATGCAGCAATGATAGAAGCTTCACTGATAGTAAACGCATAGCGTTCATCATCATCGGTCTCAGTCTCAAGCTTCATAATCATCTTTTCGCGCCCAGACATCGGAAGCATGACTGGCGATTTACTGCGCACAATGCGGATACGTCCATCTGGCACAAACCATGCAACAGGGAATGTCACATTATTGTCCACAATCTGCATACTTACGCCATGCTTTTCGGCTAGCAGTGTGCAAGCGCGATATAGGTTTACCGCGCGGCGGATAAACCCTTGCATGTTGCGAGTTTCCGCAGCATCATCATCGGACATACCTTTGATTGACGCGACTTCCGCAGCTTCCAATAAATCACGCGTCACGTCTTTGATGCATTCATCACTATCCGCGCGCCATGCCATGGCATTTTCTGCCACGCGCATGCCAATATATGGCGCTACCTCTTTCGCCATATACTTGGCGATAGAGCCGTAGCCTTTGCGTTCTTCGCGCATTGCATCTTTCGCTCCCTTACGGATACGTTCATTCCAATTGTTGCTAACAGTAGCCATAACATAATTCCCTTTTGCCTATGCTGCATCATTGCAGCATCAATAGCCTACTAGCCATTGCCACAGCGCAGTAGCAGATATTTTGCATATCTGCCATGCGTTATGGGAATGGTTAGCCTAGATGCCATTCAGCGGGCTTGTAAGCCGCAATAAAGCGTTGCAGCGCTTCCATTGTGCTGAATGCATCATGCAGCCACATATTAGACCCTTCATAGCGGTAGGAAATTTTATACTTCATTTGTCTAATCCCTTTGTTGCGTTGCGTCGTTCTGACAATTGGAAGATAGCACAGCCCGAGACTGGAACCAGTGCTAGTTAGGAATGGCTGATATGCGTTAAACACATGGCTCAACTGCATTAAGTAAACACATACTAATAACTCACTTGATATGTATATATACCATACTTATACAGTCTATGTCAAATGAGACATAGTATAGATCAAGTATAGAATAGCACAAAGTAAGTATAGAATAGTTTATACTGTCAGATTTACTATGGCTATACTTGCAACGGCTTTATGTAAAGCAATCCTAGCTGCTAGGCTCATTCTAGCTATCAGCAATTCGTGCGAGACCCCCCGCCTAATTCCTAAAACCAAAAGGGGGGCATGTTAGTGCAGCCATGGATAGTATGGCATATCTACTCTCCCATGTTCTTCTAATTCCTACATACCACCGTTTGCACTATGCTTATTAAGTCTGACATCGTTATATAATC